GTGGGTTTCAATTTAAGCTAACGAAATTAAAAAGCTTAGTTGTAAGAACTACAAAAACAGAAATACTAGCGTGTCCTGAGTGTTGGAACCCAGATCAACCCCAGAACTTACAGGGTATGTATCCGGTTACTGATCCCCAGGCTATACAAGATCCTAGACCTGATAAGAGTTTTGTTATTGCAGGACCTTATAGTTCTAGAGATATACAGTGGGGGTGGGGTCCTGTAGGACTATCTAATCCCTTACAACTAGAAGGGCTAGAGAATAACTTGTTAGCACAAGGGCAAACAGGAATCGTAACAGTAGATATAACTTAGGAGAAGACAATGAAACAGAACGAAGAAAGAAAACCTAAAATGGTAGATGGTTATACACAACCACAAGACGTACCTGTACCTAACACAGCAGGCTACCCAGAAAAGAATGTTAAGACATCTGGAATAGTAACTCGTGGTAATGGTTGCGCTACTAAAGGCACTATGGCCCGTGGCCCTATGGCATAAGGACAAACGATGAATTATACAGAGTTAGTTGCTGCGATTAAGTCGTATACTGAAAATGAATACCCGACTGTAGATGTTAATCTTTTTATAGATCAAGCAGAGCAGCGTATATTTAATTCAGTTCAAATACCTGATCTACGGAAGAACGTAACGGGTACTATGTTGGCTGGAAATAAATATCTAAACGTTCCTACAGATTGGTTAGCTACTTTTAGTTTAGCTGCAATTGATACAACTACTAACGAGTATACTTATTTACTGAATAAAGATGTAAACTTCATTAGGGAGTCTTATCCTGATACCGATAATACTTATTGGAAGAAGCCGGAATACTATGCAGTTTTTGATGACACGACGTTTATATTGGGGGCTACGCCAGACATTGCTTATGGCGCTGAACTTCATTACTACTACTATCCTCAAAGTATTGTTATTGCTGGTACTAGCTGGCTTGGGGATAATTTTGATAGTGTACTATTATATGGATCTTTGTTGGAAGCGGCTACTTACTTAAAAGATAGCGCGGAGACAATTATGAACTATTCAAATAGATATAAAGAGGCTATGGAGCTGATTACAAATCTAGGCGAAGGTAAAAATAGGCGTGATGCCTATAGAAGTGGACAAGCGCGTATCCCTGTTAAGGGTAGTAGGGGTTCTGTATAATGTCAGATACACTAAATACATCAGTAGGGACAGTAAAAGTTGTAATAACGCCTCCTACTAAACCGACTAAAACCAAGAAACATTTAGACTAGGAAGTTAATTATGGCAATCTCACAAGCAATGTGTACATCGTTCAAAGTTGAATTGATGACAGGAACACACAATTTTACTAACGGTGCAGATGTATTTAAACTTGCACTATTTAGAAACACAGCGGCTATTGCTGGTACTTTTGGTGCAGCAACAACCAATTACTCACAGATGGGCGCAGACGAAGTAGTAGGTACGGGATATACGGCAGGGGGTTACACGCTTACTAACGTAACGCCTACCTCTGGAGGCACAACAGCTTTTGTAGACTTTAGTCCTAACCCCTCTTGGGATAACGCTACTCTTACCTCTTCAGGTGCTTTAATTTATAACAGTACAGATGGAGGGGCAGCAGTAGCAGTATTAGATTTTGGTGCAGACAAGATTTCTACAGCGGGAACTTTCACAGTTATATTACCAGCTGACGATTCTACCAATGCAATTATTCGTATAGCTTAATAGGATCTTATTATGGCCCTCGTTTTAAATGACAGAGTAAAACAGCTAAGTACAACAACGGGAACAGGTACGTTTACACTAGGTGATCTTCCTGCGGGGTATCAGTCTTTTACTGCTGGTATTGCAGATGGAAACACAACCTATTACGCAGCTGTTAATACTGAAAGTGGGGTGACAGAATGGGAAGTTGGTCTAGGTACATTTACTGCAGCAGGGACTACACTTGCTCGAACTACTGTATACACATCTTCTAACTCAAACGCGCTTGTAAATTTTGGCACGGGCAGTAAAGAGATTTTTGTAACCTATCCTTCTTCGAGTTCAATTTTTAAAGCCGCTGATGGATCTATTTCTCTTCCTGGAGCAACTACTTTTGGTAGTACGGTTTTACTTAATCAAGACCCTACACTCGGCTTACAAGCAACTACTAAACAGTATGTAGATAACGCGGTTGCTGCGGGTTTAGATATTCATCCAGCGGTTAGACTAGAAGCAATAGGAAATTTAAATGCCCAATATGCAAATGGTTCTGCAGGAGTCGGCGCTACTCTAACTAACAACGGTACTCAAGCTGCGTTAGTATTAGATGGGGTTGCAGCAGTTGTCGCGGATAGAGTTTTAGTTTATCAACAAAGTAGCGCTGTTCAAAACGGCATCTATGTTGTTACTGATATAGGTTCAGCTTCAACAAACTGGATACTAACGCGAGCTACTGATGCCAATACTTTTGGTCTAAATGATCCTACAAAATTAAGTCAAGGTTCTTATACCTTTATTACATCAGGCAATACTGGAGCTGGTGAATCCTATGTGTGTAACACAGTAGGTGTAATTACTTTTGGCACAACAGATATAACTTTTGCTCAGTTCTTTGCAACACCTGTTTATACCGGAACAGCACCAATTAATGTATCAGGACAAGTTATATCGTTAACTGGAACCGTTGCTCCAACAAACGGTGGTACAGGTGTAAACACAGTTACAACAGGAGATTTACTCTACGGTAGCGCAACTGATACTTGGGCTAAACTCGGAGTAGGGACAGCTTACGAATCATTAGTTATTAATGCCGGTGGTACACAGCTCGAATGGAACGCTGTAGCACTAAACCAAGGTGCTGCGGTTTCAGGAGCTTTACCTGTAGGTAACGCGGGTACAGGTATTACTAGCTATACTTTAGGTGATACTCTTTATGCTTCGGGTAGTACAGCACTAGCTAAACTTGCAGGAAACACAACTACTACTAAAAAATACTTACAAGAACAAGGTAACGGAAGTGTTGCCGCTGCACCTAGCTGGGAACAAGTAGCCGCTGCAGATGTATCGGGGCTTTCTCCTAGTGGTACAGTAGATACTACAAATGCAGATAATATCTCTAGTGGTACACTACCTACAGGACGTCTTACAGGGTCATATACAGGGATTACCGGCGTTGGTACACTAACAGCTGGAACTTGGAATGCTACGGCTATTTCGATTACTTATGGCGGTACAGGAGCTGCGAATGCCGCAGACGCAAGAACTAATCTTGGACTAGGTACAGCAGCAACAACAGCAGCGTCAGATTACGCAACAGCGGCTCAAGGCGTACTAGCAAACTCAGCAACGCAACCAGGCGACGCTATATCTACTTTATCTAATGACGCAGGTTATCTTACCTCAACTACTGGGGTCACTAAGACTTCTAGTACAGGCGCAGGTTTGTTACCTAGCGGTACAACTGCTCAACGAGATGGTTCGCCCGCGTCAGGATATTTAAGGTTTAACTCTACCGAAGGTGAGTTTGAAGGTTATAACGGATCAGCTTGGGGTTCTATTGGAGGAGGCGCATCAGCAGGTGGTGCAATCTACGAAAACGCCAATGCAATATCAGCGAATTATACTATCACTACAAATACTAATGGTATGAGTGTTAGCCCACTGACAGTAGCTGCAGGAGTTACTGTTACTATTCCAACTGGGTCAAGATGGGTAGTATTATAATATGACAATAACATTAGACGGAACAAACGGTATTTCTAATGCTTCATGGACAACAGCCACAAGACCAGCAAGTCCAGTAACAGGTCAAGATGGGTAGTATTATAATATGACAATAACATTAGACGGAACAAACGGTATTTCTAATGCTTCATGGACAA